CACGGAGCTTCTCATAAATTTCCTGAAAATGCGTATGATGGAAACCGCTTTCACAAGACCAATGATAGATATGAACCTGATTGGCGAAATTAAGAGTTTCAACCGCAAAAGTAAACAAAGACTTAATATCGGCCGAATTCTTATCTTTCAAATATGTTAAAAAATTTTCCTTATCCATTATAAAACCTCTTATTATTTATTCTTAAAGTTTTCCTTGAGCATAAGCATTACGAGCTTCCATGTCTATCTTTTCGATAAGCATCTGAGTATTCTTTACATTACCCTTGGCAAGCTCTTCCTTATAACGTTTTGCTGCATATTCACCAATCTTCTTTTCTCGGTCCGCGTCAAAACCATTAAACTGTGCGACTGTAGTGGTTGTCGTTACAGTCTTTCCATTTTCCTTGGTCTTTGTAGTCTTTGTAGAAATAGACTCAGTATTTGTTTTCTTTTCCCGAGTATCAGATTTCTGAGTAGGCATTGCACTGGCCAATACAGTATTTTCCTTAGGCTTAGTTTCAGAAGCCTTAGCCAATGCTGCCTTATATGCCGCATCTGCAGAATCTCCGCCAAGATTATTAGTTGTTGCTACAACAGGGGTTGTTTCTTTCTTTACCGGTTCGCGGGTCAATCCGTTATTAGCGTTTGCCAAAGCTTCAGTCTTACGTTCATTTTCTGCCGCGACGCGAGCATCATGACGATCCTTAAGTGCATTCCATTCTTTCTTATTGACAATCTTCTGTGCTGCCTTACGTTCTTCAGCCGTATAATCGGCTGCAAGTGTCTTCTTGATACGAGGATTACCGTTATCATAAGTACCACGCATCATCTGATATGCGAGTTCGTCGATTCTATCGTCAGAACCAGCAGTCAACTTATTATCCTTTCCTGTATCGGATTTCATTACAGTAGAAGTACCTTCATTAGCGGCGGTCAAATCCTTAGCATTTGCGAGAGTAGCCGCATTAGCCAAAGCATCGGTATTGACCGGCGTTGTCTCAACCGCTTTAGAAGGTGTAGTAACGCTTGGTTCTGTAGTTTCCACCTTATTAGAATTCGAAGCGGTAACTACTTCAGCCGGTGCATCCATACGAGCGTTATGACGGTCTCTAAGTGCATTCCAGTCTTTCTGGTTAACAATAGCTTGTGCTGCGGTAATTTCTTCATCGCTATATCCAGCAGTCTTAGCATTTTCTTTTCTTGTCTTTCCATTTCCAAGATTACCGCGCATCATCTGATATGCCAATTCGTCAATCTTATCCGTATTATCATTCTGATTAACCGGAGTATCGATAGCTTCGGTATTATTTTCCGCAGTTTCAGTATCTACAGGTGTAGGTTCATCAGCAGGACGTTCCAATGTAGCAGTAGCTTCAGAAGGAGTAATTGTTTCTTCTGCAGGCTCTGTAATTACAGGTGTTTCTTCATGGTCAGAGAACATCGAAATAGACTTGTTTTCTCCAAACAGATCATTAGCCGCAAGGATAGCATTCGGTTTAAATTCTTGTGTATAAGCCTGATACGAAAAAACCAATGTCCACTTGCAAAGGTCAGAACTACTATAATCCAATGTGTATTTTGAATATGTTGACAATTTCAAGTTCTTGAACGTATAATAACATACTCTATCTGTAAAATCATTAGTATGTACAATGATTCTTAATTCTGGAATATAGTCTGTCAGCTTATATGAATATGTTGCGGCGTCAAACAGTTTAGAAAGAAAGATATTTACCAAAAGCTCGACAACACCGATATATTTTGTATTCGTATCTGTATATCTTTCAACTACATGTTCGATTAACTCAATCTTTAAATCATCCGGTTTTTCATAATCAGGATAAACATATACCTTAGAGTTATTGCCGTATTTGTAAGTTTCAGCTTTTAACGATACTTCTGGAATAGTAACGCTTACACATTCCGGCAATGTCAAAATGTCATCAGTAGCCCAAGAATATTTACCGACAACACTTTTAAATTTAGCCATATCCAAATCAGTAAGCTTTACCTGGACGCTATATGAGTCCGAAAGCTTAACAGTTCTATTATTGGAAAAGTTGTAGACGTTACATAAACCCATGCTATATTTATAAATAATGTATGGATTTTAATAGTTTAAACAAGCTTCTCAATGACTTCTGGACCCCGCAAAAATACGGGAAACATAAGGATATTGCCAACCAACACGGCATGCTTCTTTTGAAACATTTAAAAACTTCTCCGGAAGCTTTTTTCGAATTTTTAAATAAAAATACATTTAAATTCCAAAATATCAGCGGTATTTCATGGAATGACTTTTTAACGAGATCCGGTTTGAACGGTTATCTTAACGATGGTTATATCGAAGACGCATTAAAAATTACAACCGCTCGTCCAGCTATCGGTAAAGGTGAATTTCTTTTTGTCTCGTCTTTCAAGAATGTTTGTTTTAGCGGAAAAGAAGGTGACTTGATTGATACAAGTCAGGGCGCACGAATCGAAGTCAAGGGTGTTCGTGCTGAAATTTGCGGTGACGGTATCAAATATAAGCAGATGAATAACGATGTTCTTTCTGCGGCATTCGGTGTTTATAATACCGGAACCAATTACAGATTTTTCAACCGTGACTGCGCTAGAGAACTTGAAGAACTTATTAGACATACAAACAATGACCAGAGCAAACTTTCTCAATTACTTTGCAGACTCCAGAATATCTCTTCTGAATCTCTTGCAATCGCTCAGAAATTTGCCAAGCTTTACAGGTATACTTTATCAGACAATACGCTTTTCAATATCGTAGGCGCAATGCAGCTCTATATATACTTAAGAAATGTAAAGTATCTCTTGATGGTCAATAATAACGGTTTCAAGTGTTTTGAAAATGACGGAAAACCTGAAACATTTTTAAAGTTTTTCAATGACGAAAAAATAAAACTCTCCTCTTGGGAAACTGGCGCAAAGGGAATGGAAATAGGAATCTAATATGGCTACCGGAAACAAAGTCATCTACAGTATAACCGAAGCAGATGAATTAAATCGTACTACGAAGACAAGCTCGCTCTGCGATATTGTCGTTCTTTACGACTATAATGAAAAAGAAAAATCTGGTGTCCTGATTCCAACAGAAAAGCTTCTCAGTTTTTCATTAAGCGAAAATATTTTTGGTTCCCTTCCAGAACTTCATATCAAATTTTTTGATACAGGTCTTTATTTTAGAAAAATAAATTTTGTAATCGGTAAAAAACTTTATATCAAAGTTACACCGCGACCAGCAGAAGGAATAAAGCTGGATTTTACTCCGGCGCCGTATATCGAATCTGTCTTTACTGTCCAAGATGTTCAGTCTACGTTCCAGCCGAATATTCGTTACAACTATACTCTTGATTGTACTTATGGTTCATTATCTTTCTTAAGCAATATATGTTTCTGGCCAAGAAAGATTGCACCGTTGGACCTTATGCCGGAATCACTTTCAAGTAAAGAAGTATTATTGCAAGTCGCTGCTGCAGCTGGTTTCAATGAACCGTCTTCACAATATACAAACGATCCAAAAGACAAGATGAACTGGCTCAGTACAAATTATACATATGAACAGTTCATCAAGAAAATTATAAATCATGCATGGTTTGGCGAAGACGACGCACCATTTTACTATATTGACAAAGCTGGAAAATTCTATCTAACTTCTGTTAGAACTTGCGGCGACAAATCTGTTGTCGGTCGATATATGGAAACTACGAAACTTCATCAGTTACAAAAGAATAATGATGAAACTGCAGCATCAAATTATCGTGCATACAGTGAAGGTTCTGTTCAAAATATGGGATTTATCGTCAATGACGGCGGTAATAAAACAGCATCCTATGTTTTTAACCCGATGCATGGTTTTGAATTATTGTCTATGAAACCTGTAGTATTGACAAAAATGATTTCTGGCGCTTTCAGTATTCCAGAACATTACAGAAAATATTCAAATAGCGATACTACTCCTCCGTTTGTAACCGGTATTTCAAACCGTGCAGCATCAAATGTTCAAAATATTAACAAGATAAGTAATGACGTTCACTTTGCACAAAATCATCAATATTATGATTTAGCACCGTTACACAATAAGGCATTAATCAGAAGATTTTTCCAAGTATTCGCATCTATCATCTATGATTCGAATACTCAGACTCTTAAAGATTATGAACCGAATCAACGAGTAAAGCTTTCCGATAAAATCACTATTGATTTTTCTGGAACATCGCAGAATGACGTATCTATCCATACCGGTGATTATATTGTCGCTTCGCTTGTTCATACTTGGATTGCCAATGGTTCGTACAGTATAAATATTATCGGTGTTCGTGATACTATTACTGCTGAAGGTAGTTTAATTAAGTAAGGTGACAAATGTTAAAAAACGATAGTGAACTTTATAAACATTTTCGAGAAAACTTCGGTCAAAGTTTTGACGACTTTTTAAACGGAAGTTATGAAATTCCTGAAGACCATAACCGCTGGACGGGCTATGTTATCGATAATAAAGATCCGCTTTTTAGAGGACGTGTAAAAGTTCTTATTATCGGTAAGTATGATGATATTCCAGAAGCTTCCTTGCCTTGGGCTATTCCTGATATTTCCTATCTCGGTTCCAAGGCTGGTAACTTCATCGTTCCGGAAACTGGTACAGTTCTTCGCGGTTATTTCGACCATGGAGACATTCAAAAACCGATTTTCGATTCTGTCGCATTTAGCTGCGACATTACAGAAAAAGCGAAATCTCCCGTTATCAATCCTGCAGAATATCCGGATAAGATGATTCTCATGCAGACTGATATGGGTGAATATATGACATTGAATCGTACAACCGGTGAAACCAAGTTCGTTCACCGTTCTGGTACTACGATTTCTATCAGTCCGTTGGGTGCCGTTACAATTACTGCCGGCGGCGCGTCGCAACCGGCTAGCATTACAGTAGAATCTGAACTTGCCGTAAATATCAATGCCCAGTCTACCGGTCAAATCAATATTCATTCTGAAACCGGAAATATCATGGTAGATTCTGAAGCAGGTGAAGTTCAGCTCGGTAAAAATCTAGCAAAACAGTTCGTCAATAACTTACCAAACTGTATCGTTACTGGCGCTCCGCACGCGGTCGGAAATGTAAATGTTAAGTGTTAAAAAGAAATCACCCGTAAGGGTGATTTTTTATTTAATTATATTCCTATATTGTTCACTAAAAGTTTCTAACACATTCAAGTGTGATTTAATTATTCTAGCAATATCATACACATTAAACAGTTGTATCGGTATTCCATCAGCGTCCTTAAAAGGTATAAAAAATTCTGATGTACAATACAAATTATTAAATTTAATTGAATAACTCTTTACTTTGAAATCTACGTCCGTATTTGAATTCTGAAGCAAAAATGCACGAAGATACTTATGGACTTCCTTAATATATGACTTGGCGTCGGTATGTAATTCCTGCAATCCCTGGGTCAGTCTAACCTTGATTTTAACCACTGCTCCTTGAGGAGAAACATTTAAATCTAGTAAAGCAGCGTTGCTGACCGGATGTAATGCAATAATCAGGTTATTGCGGACATGTTGTACTTGACGAGAAGTCAATTTAATGGGTTTAAGTTCTTGTGCCTTGTCGATTTCGTTCTTACAAATTTCGGCACATGCGTATTCATCTTCATTTGTATCGTACAAATCAGAAATAGTATCAGTTACCTTCTTATTATCAAGTTCGGATTTATCATATCCCAGTTTTTCAAGAATCGTATGTACTCGATTCTTATATTTTAAAAAGTCTGTATCAGCTGTAGCTTCATTCATAGATTTATATAGTTTTTCAATGACCTTGGAGGCGGGAGTATCGTTAATATATGCTTCGAAAATTTGTTCCATGTTATAGTCAACAATACTCACATCGCGATGAGTTCTAGCTAAAATATTCTTAATCTTATTACAGTAATCTCCAAAAACCATCTAGCAATTTTCCTTAATATATTTATAGTATTATTTAAGGAAACCGTCTTGCCATAATTCGTAAATTTTACCAATTTTGTCAGTTAAAACAATACCTGTGGTCTCGTCCTGAACAGTAATTTCTTCATTCGGATCCAAACAAGCATATTCCTGGTTGAAGAACTTAATACCATGGTCACGAATAACTTTCTTCCTGAATGTTTCATCACGACCATCGATTTCATTCCATGCAATCTTTGCAGGAACAAAGGTATTGATACCGGCGAGAGCACTCTGCCAAATCTTATAGAACTGGTTCATACCCTTAGGCGTCGAAATAAGAATCAACATACTTGTCTTACGAGAAGCCTGTGTCGGAATAACCGACATCATAAAATCGTCAGCATCCTGTTCCGGCAAGTGAGCAAATTCGTCCACGAGCATTAAGTCAACGGATTTACCACGAATAGCAGAAGACGAACTAGCAGCACAGAAAATTTTACAGCCGTTATCAAATCCTATTGATTTCTGAGACCAGCCGCCACGGTCCGGATTGATACCCTGTTGTAACCACATGGGAAGTCTCAGAACTGCGGCACGAATACGAAGCATAATTTCAATAGCCTGTGATTCCTTGTTAGCCAAAACCGCAATAGTCTTGTCCTTATGGAAAAGCGCGTACCACAAAATATAAAGCGTCGCGATCGTAGTCTTACCGGCCTGACGACCCACGGTAATAATTCTGTTATTTCTTAAAACTTTTTCACCTTTGGAATC